GATAAACAGAGGCAAAGAATTGCTCCGCAACATGGTTTGGAACGAAGGCGAACTCGTCGAGGAAGAGGATATTGAACGACATGCCTCGGACAGCACTTGCAGACGTAGAAGCAGCCAGTATCTTTGATCCATTTTCGAGTTCGACGTTTCCTTTATTCCAAACCAATATCCCATGTTGCATCCATTTAGGTAAATTTTCGTATGCTAGTTGTAGTCTTCCTAAAAGTTCCCTTGCAGTACTAGCTTTGTTTGCAAGAATACCAATGTTAACACTATCATTGAAGATAGCGTAATGAAGAAGATAGGCGACCACAGTGGTGCTCTTACCAGTTTGTCTAGGAAGTTTCGCAATGTTAAATCTGTTGTTATGAAAGTCCATTAAGATTTCCTTCTGGAAATCATACATGCTAAAAGGTACTAGACCTTCATCCAAGTTAATGATCTGCATGTAATTGCAAGCAAAATATAATGGATCGTTTTTACACTTAATCCATTCTTCTACTTGCTTCTTAGTAAATTGTATCTCAGTACCTGCCTTCTTCAGGTTGGGGTTACCAAGATATACTTCTGTTTTAGTTGCCATTATAATACCTGCACAACTCCTTTAACATCTGGTATCTCCATCATCAACTTTTTTTCTATACCTTGCTTCAATGTCATGGTACTCATAGCACATGTTTCACATGCACCACCAAGTCTTACTTTAACATATCCATCTTCTATATCATAAAGTTGTAAGTATCCACCATCAGCTTCAATATAGGGAACAAGTTCCTCTAACACTTTGAGTACATTATCTTCTGTTAATTCCATTATAAAAGAATTGCACCTATAATGAACCCTTTAGCAAAGGCAAGACATAGCATTTGATAGTCAGTCAAATTAAACTTAACCTGTATCTTCTTTGCCATTGCTTTATCCCAGTCTTTAATCTTAGTTAAAGACTTACCTAGTTGTATGTTCCACATATTATCCCTCTAGTAAAGTACCGTGTGCTCTACGTATTTCACGTAGATCCTCGAAGTTCTTTTGCTTAGTACCACCATCGTATGACCAAGCATATCCTTCTTCGATCATCTGTTCATTTAATGAAACAGTATCCTCGCCAACATAGAGCCAACCAAGAAGCCTACCATACTTCCCAACGCCACCCTTAAGTTCTGTTCTAATAGTGAGTTCATCTTCACCTTTAATTGTTTCAGTTAGTTTTCCTTTCAACCAATTCGTAGCGTCTAGGCCCAGTGCTTTCTCTTCTAGGTCCCTCGTGCGTTTTTCTGGTGTGTCTACACCAGCTATCCTTACTCTCTCCTTCTTGTAAAGGTCGAAACCAAGATCTATAGTTACATCTATCGTATCTCCATCCAAAACCTTGTCTATCTTTGTCACTCGAAAGTTGTAACAACTCTTCCGACTCGGTGGTATCATCGCTCCCATAGTTGAATTCCTTAAGTGAGCTATTTATCATATCTCCAATTGGAGTCCTATCTTTCTTAGACTCATGCTCTCTTATCTTCTGGATCCACTCACCTGTAGGAAAGTCATGTCCCATATGTGCATCTGCCTTTGGTGCAAATGCAGTAGTACCTACGATACCACCAGCACCAATACCAATAGCACTAACAATAGCAACTACCTTTTCATTAGCACGAACTCTAAGGGTGAGCTCCTTCACATGTCCCATCATGTGTTCTACTTTCGCTTCCAAGATTGCTATCTTCGTCTCTTGGCTGTGTTCTGTCGTCATAAGTCATTATCCAATAAATTAAGTATCCTACTCCACTGAGTAGAATGCCTAGCATAATATTTATAGACCAAACTACTTCGCTCATAGTACTAATCCGTTATTCCATATTTTGTTAAATCATACTTAGGCAACTTCAATGGTTCATGTTTAACTACAGGTGGTTTACCTATCATATCCTCAAGGTCACCTACTATCTTCTTCTTAGAGATATGATATGGTGTTGGTGCATTTTGTAAGCACACTTGTAAACACAGTAGTTGTTCGTCAGTAAATGTGAATGTATTACTCAACGTGGATAACTCCTTTCATACCTGCACCAGCGTGAGGTTCGCATTGGAATTCATAATTACCTGCTTCTGTAAAAGTAACAGGGAATTGCTCTCCACTCATGAATGCTAAGTCAGAATGACTTAACTCATCATGCTCAAGGAATACTACATTGTGAGGAGGTAAATCCCCATTAGTAAATGTAACTGTATCACCGACACTAACGGTGACTTCATTTGGTTCAAAGATTAGGTTGCCGTTAGCACCCATTTGTATACCTGCGTCAGCAGCATATGCTGACGATGCTAATGTAAAAGAAAGAAATAGCGATGTTAACATTATAGTTAACCTTGACATCCACCACATAATTTCATGTTTGTATTTTGTTATAGTTTTCATTATACTACATCCTTCATACAATAGTCAATAAAATGAGGATGATCGTGTAGATACGATACATCCTCTTTGCTGTGTTCTATTGCGGAGTATGCATCTTCTGCATACTCACAGATTTCGTAATGATGTTGTTCCGTATCGTGGTAACCTACGGTGTAATGAGTCATTTGCTTGTAGCACAGTACCCTTGTTCACATAGAGTTTGTAACTTATCTTTTAAATGCTCGTATTCATCCCACATGTACTCCGAACCAGTTTGTTCCTGATAGGTTTTACATGCAGTAATTAAACGTAAAACATCTTCTTCGGTAAGTCTCATACTCATAATGTAATCTAATACTAATTATAAGTATAACTTACTACAAATCAAGTTAGTGTGTACCTATGCTGACACTGCTGAATTGCCAGAATTATGTCTTTGATAAGCAGCAGGAGTTCTTGTTGCATTAGCAACCGTTCTCGCTTGAAATGTTCCAGGAGTTCTTGATGCATTAGCAACTGTTCTTGCAACGTAATCAGCATTATGATCCTTGTACTGTTTAGTAGCCCATCCCTCGTTACCTGAGAAACGATTGACAACTGTGAATCCTAATGCTGGATCTGCTAGAGAGTTATCATGATTTCTCTGTAAGTAATCCATATTTGCCATTAGCGTTTACCTCCGTTCATTTGCTTAAGCATTTTCTGTAGTTCTGCTGTAGAACCTACAAACATAGCATTGTTAGTGACCTTAGTTGGTCCCGACTTATCTTCATCCAAGTCTTTCATCTTCTTATGTAAGTCGGCAAGTTTATCAGTCATGTCTGCTACATTCTTCATTGCGTTTACAGCAACTTCAAATGCTCTAGGGTGACCACTCTCCTGTGCAACCTCTAACGCTCCTCTGACTGCCTCCTGACCCTGATCTATAAGACTATAGAGTTCTCCTCTAGTATATGCATAGTCCTTATCCCTATCTTCTACATCATCCTTAGATTCTTTCTTGACTACTTCAGGTTCTGGTACAACATCAAGATTGAGAATATTCTCCATATTGTCTTCTAGATTATTCATAATTATAAGTATGTAATACCTTCATTAAATCCGAAATCATCATCTGCTGTTACTAGTATGTCATCAGCAGCATCAATGTTTCCGTCTTGGTTAATGTCAGTCTTTGCTTTAGGTGTATATGTACGAGTAATGGTTCTTCTACTTACCGCAGCATCACCAATAGTCTCGTGAATAATTGCCTTATTAATAACATCAGATGTACTGTAAGGACCGTACATGTATGTCTTAAGAGTGAAGTTGAGTGTATATGTAATCCACCTTCTGTTTAAGAAACTTTCATCCCACTCATCTTCGTAGTTAATATTATTTAAAACGATTGCTATATCTCTCTTCTCATTCATATCAGGAATCATATTCAATGTTATTGAAAATGATGGTTGAAAGTAAGGAAGAATTGATTCTAATATTTGTAGAGCATCATCTTGTGACTGTGCAATGATACCTAATTCAAATCCAAGATTGTAAGGTACTGGTGTATACTGAACTCTTACTTCATCTTGATCATTATTAATAATAGTTTTGTACTTCTGTATAGGAGAAGTCTTTCTTTGAGGATCATAATCAACACTGTTCATCTCAAAGTAAAGACGAGGAACAGTAATAGAAACCTTACGTGTCGCAGACACCATCTGTTCCAAACGAACAAGGAACTTCTGTCTGGGACCATAAGCTAAAGGAACCTTACTCTCCTCAAGGACAGCTCCTGTGCTTGGATCTTTCTTCTTTACACTAATGTTATTAAAGAGAGTACCAAAAGCAATAATTGATTTACGAGTTACCTCGTTATAAAAATGTGATCCTAACATCAGATACTACCTGTAAAGTTACCAAATTCACCGAATGGATTACCTTCTGTCCAATCAATAAGATTGTCAGCAGCATCCTCGATTTCTCTATTTGCATCATACTCACTGTTTGTATTTTGTAGAGTGTCAAATGTAGACACTACCCAAACAGCACCACTACTATCTCCAGTTAAAGATTCATTAGCAGAGAAGGTTCCTTTTCTATTAATGACCTGAAGTATTCTTGTAGAATTATCCCAAGATTTAACTTCTGCTTCAACTCCAGTTGTACCACCAGTAACTATCTCACCAGCAGTAAAGTCTCCAGTTCCACCAACACCTAATGTTAATGCAATAGCACTAGAGTATATAGTTTCTATCTCATCAATTTCTGCAATACCAGTATTGATCTCGTCTGACTGACCAATGTATAGTTCAGCAGTTATAGAATAGAATTGAATCTTACCAAACTGATAGAATGGATTTTCTAATTGAACGTATTTAATCTCATACAAATCTTTTGTTAATGGGAAGTACAATAAGTCTCCCTCATTAGGTCTACCAGCAACTGTTAGAGTAGGAGTATTAGCTGCTACTGCCTCATCCCAACGTCTAGTAGATACTTTAAAAA